GGCGACGTAGGGGAACTTGTTGTGCTGGTAAGGGGTCGGCACGTCCTCGAGCTGGTGCGGACCCAGGTAGTAGGCGACGCGCATCCGGTGCGTGTTGGCCTTCCGCGGCTCGATCAGGTTCGCGGCGACGGCCTGGACGTGCATGTTGTTCTCGCGGTCGTACTCGACGACGCGGCCGTCGGGCAGGTCCAGCACCCAGACGGTCTCGAAGACCTTGTACCAAACCTCGTAGATCGCCAGCCGATTGCGCTCGGTGTCGCGCCATTCCTCGGCCTGGATGCTGGTGGTCTGCTCGACCTCCCAGGATCGGGCGAGGCTGGTCGCATCCTCGTCTGCCCAGCCCTCCCACAGCGGACGCTGCGAGATCGCCTGATTGATCAGCCGCGCATGACGCGGGAAGTAGCCGGCGCACTCGTCAGCGTCGTACCACTTGCGGCGGATGATGAAGCGCGCATCGGACAGATCGGGCGAGCGTGCCCGCCAGTCCCACCACATCTCCTTGCGGCTGATGTCCTGTACGCGATAGCGGTACTGGAACGGATCGCTGTTGCGCGAGACCTCGACCCAGCCGACACCGACCTTGCTCTGACTGCCAAAGGCATCGGCGCAGGCGCGGTTGAAGCGCGAGAGGCGCGTGGCCTCCTTCAGTTTCTCGTTCAGCGCCTCGGCGCCATCGAATGAATCGTCATTCTCCGCCCGAACCAGCGGATCGCTGCGTGTCCGGGCCTCCATACCGATCACGGAATCGATCGTGGGCTTGATCAGATTGACGATGATCGGCGGCATGCCCAGCGCTTCCATGCGCGCCAAGGTCGCCTGGTCAAGCTGGTTGCCGTCGTAGAAGTCCATCTCGCGGCCGGCTTCCGCGCGCCACGGCGGTTCGTACCGGAGATCGTCGAGCAAATTCTCGATTCGCTCGCGGCCCAAAGCCTTGCTCTTGTTGGTGACCGGAACTGGCTTGATCGCCTGCTCAGTGGCGTAGGCAGCCGTCATTGCCGCCATTTACGCTGCTCTCCAGTTCGGAGGTGGGCGCCGGACGGCCGCGCGCGGTTTCGGGAGGGCCGCATAGCGCAACATCATGATCAGGTAGCGTGTTGCAGCCATCAGATCATCCGCCTCCTTCACGACCTTGCCGTCTTTCCGGTGGTAGAGCCGGAACTCTTCGAACCAATCGCCCAGGTGCGCAAACACCTTGAGACGCCCTGTCTGCATGCGGTCGAGCATGTCTGCCAGGCCAGCCTCAACACTGGTGCGGCTGACCTTCGTGTCGTCTTCCTGCTCCGGGTACTGAGCATGCTCGTGGAGCATCTTCAGACCCTGGGTTCGGTACTGCTCGGCGAGCTGCACGCCGCTGCCCTTGTCGTGTTGCAGACCGTCATGGGGCCAGGCCCAAGGCAGTTCAGCGCCCCAGGGCTTCAGGGCCGCCGCGTGGATCACGGGCGTGGCCTGAACCTTCCGGTAGGCGTGCGTGATGTACACGACGTCCGCATCGCGATCCCAGGCGCCTTTGACCGCGGCTGTTGGGTGATCCCAACCGAAGTCCAGCCCACCGAGCACGGGCCAGATGTCCGGGATCGCAAACGCCTGGACCTGGATGTCTTCCTCCGGCAGCGGGAAGATGCGACCGCTGCCCAGTGTCGGGATTCCTCGAGCACGCGCGTCTCGCTCGTGGGCTGGGAAACTGGCAATGATCTTGGCGCGTTGCTCGGGCGGAATGTGCTCCGCGTCCTCGATGGTCATGTTCGTGTCGGAGCGATCCGGGCTTTTCTCCATCAGGAACCGCTTGACCACGTTCGACATCCCCATCAGGGGCGTGAACGACAGCGCGACCATTCCTCCCGTTGCGATCGTTCGCGCCAGGCCCTCGTCGTAGATGTCCTCCGCTGGCTCCTCATCGAACCAGACGAAATCGACCGGTGGCCCCTGCCACTTGCGCCGGCCCTGCGCGTAATACTTGAAGCGCAGCATGCTGAAGCCGCCGCTGACGTGGCGGACCTTCATGTAGTCGTAGAGGTTCGCCGCACCGTGGGCCATGCCGTAGTCTTTCGACAGGCACCGCTCTGGGATCGATCCAGTTCCCTCCTCTCCCGGATGACCGAGCAGCACGCGCTGGCCGTTATCCCGCACCGATTCGCCGGTCTCGCCACTGGCCCAGACCAGCGTGGGACGATCCCAGCGCCTGCCGGTCCACCAGTTCGGGTACGCGCCGGTCAGGTGGTACGACGCCTCGTTGCCGACGCAGAACGACTTTCCTTGCTGGTTGCCAGCACGCAGCAGCCGCTCGCGCATCGAGCCGCTGAGCTCATGGAACAGCCGCTGCTTGGGGTACGGCCGGTAATCGAGGATCTGTTCCTTGTTGAGTTCGGCCGTGACCTCCTGGAGCAATGCGCGCTGGGCATCCGGAGGCAGATCCTCCAACCAAGCGAGATCAGCCGCTGTTGAGGGCACGCAGGCGCTCCGCGATCGCCTTCTGCAGTTCGCGCGACAACTCGCTCACCGGAGACTTCTGACGATTGTCCTCGGCATAGCCACCGACGTTCTTCATCGCCTTGTCCACCGCCGAGTTCTTGTCCGCGAGCTTGATCTCGTGGACGTACTCGACCTCGCGATTGCCATCGGCATCCACACCGGCGCCCGGGCGAGTGACGACCTTCACCGACTGAATGGCCGCAGCGGTGTCGTCATCCAGGGTCGTGATCGGGCGCAACAGCCCGTCATCCGTGAACACCTTGCGGATGTCGCTGAAGGCCAAACGAGATAGCTCGAGCAGCGTGCGGTCAGCCGTGATGCCAGTCCGCTCCGAGCGAACATCCTTCGCGGCCGCGATCGCGTCAGCAATGACAGGCTTTGACAGGTTCTCAGCCCCAGCTTGTCGAGCCGTGGCCTTGCTGTAGCCGGCACGAACTGCGGCTTGCGTCGCATTCAGGTCGATCAGGTACTCATCGACGAATCGCCGCTGCTTGTCGGTCAACGGGCGCTTGGCTACGGTCACAACGCCACTCCAGCCAGCACAATCGTCAACAGCCTGTGCATCCAGGTCTCGATGCGATGTTCTCTACGGTCTTCCAGGCGCCGCGCTTCACTGTCCGCCCACTGCTGGGAGCGGAGGTTCGCGATCTGCTCGAGCGCCTGGGCCTGCTGGTACAGCAGCCGATTCGACTGCTCCAGGGCGCGGGCAGAGGCCAGCGTGCGCGCCAGGATCTCGGTGTTGGCCTGGCCGGCGTTGTCGCGCTCACGAAGCTGCACAGCTTCAGCGCTCCCGAAGCACATGTGCTGTTGGTCACCGATCTCAGCAATCCGCGCGTCAGGGCGATCAGGCATCAGAACCGGATCAGGGAGTTCGATGCGCTCGGGCGGTTCGCCGGCGAAGATCCCGCTCTGCGGAGCCTGCGGCGCACTGGCGCAGCCTGCGAGCATCAGGATCGCGACGAGCAGAGCGCTACGCACCGGCATTCCAATCCTCCACCAGCTTGCCCATGCCCTCGAACCCTCGCTCACGGATCTCCCGGGCCTTGGCGACCGCTTGACCCTTGACCTTCTGAGCCAGGGCGGCGCTCGTGCGGGCGTCGGTCTCGAGTTCGTTGCGCGTGAACTCCATGGTCTCGACGTCCTTGCCCAGCCGCCGCGCTTCCTCGGCGTGATAAGCGCCGGTGCGGGACCTTTGGACACGATCGGTCAGGCTCTTGTAGCGCCAGAGCAGGAAGCCGGCCACGGCGATCGCGCCGATCAACCAGAACCAGGCGCCGATACGCGAGATCATTCGCTGGATCATGGCTTCATCACCTGGGTTCTGATCGTTTCGAGCGTCGCACCACCGATGTAGACGGTGATGGGCACCGAGAGGAAAGTGAGATAAGGCCAGGCGATGTCGCCAAGCTGCTGCGCGAACAGGTAGCCGAACGGAAACAGGATGCCGGCAGCCAGAGATGCGATCGCCATGCGTCGGCGAACGCGCCAGCGGCGGCCGGGATCAGGGTGCTCTTCGATCATTGCGCGTTCTCCATGCCTGTCCGGTGACGAATCCAGCCGTAGATGAACGCCTCCTGGGTCGGGTTCTGCTCGGCGATCTCGACGTATCGGCAGAGCTGGAGGCTGTTCAGGGCGTGAAGCAGCACTCGCTCACCTTCGTTACCGCGGTGATCGAGGTAGGCACGCAGGGCACCACGGCTCTGGGGGCCAACGAGACCATCCACCGTGACGTCGCAGTAATCGCGCCGATCTCGGTTCAGCGCATTCAGCGCCCGCTGCAGGATGCGTCCGGCCGCTATCACGCCCATGTTGACGCCGGTGTCGATGGCCCAGTGAGAGATCGAGGGCGGGGCCAAGAGATCGAACCCAGGTCGGAGCACGTACTGTTCGAGGTAGATTTGCTCAGCGATTCGCCGCGGGAGTGCTCGCATGTCGCCGTCGTAGCCCGCTTCCCGGCCCACAGCCTGGGTGATACCCCAGTGTGTCGGTCCACCTCGATCATCGGGATGGTCGACGTAGCCTCCCTCTGCCGCGATCACGCGGTCGATGACCTCGCGGATTCTGTCGGTCACCGCCGCGGCTCTCTCTGCTCAATCGCGCGGCGAATCCACCGCACGTCCGACTGAATATCATCGAGGCGCCGAACGTGATCGACGCGCTGCGCTTCGAGCACCGCTGTCCGGCTTTCGACTTGGCGAATCGCGGAGGCGTTGCCGGCAACCGACGTGGCGATGCCCTCCATTGCCTTGGCCAAGTTGCCGAGCTGGTAGTAGGCGCCACCGGAGGCAAAGACCAGCACGACCAGGGTGACAATTTGGGAGATTGTCACTCGTGGGTCGAGATGGAACGACATTCGCGGCCTCCTGCCGGGCACAAAAAACCCGGCGCTAGGCCGGGTTCGTGTGGGTTTCTATTCAAGCTGGGTATTGCCAGGAAATCACATCGTACCCGCTATACGCGGACTGGAAAGTTCCAACCGTGGCACCTTGCCTATCTGCGCACCCACCCCTTGCGTTGGTCGGAGGTCGCCCAATCCGGCACACAGCCCCACTCCTGTATCAGCATCTCCCCGATCGCCAGCTCCGCGCGCAGCAACGGAAGATGCCCCACCATGCGAAGGTTGCGTCTCACGTAGCGCAGCACCAGCGCGTTGCGGTACGGGAGCGGCAGCGCCTCTAAGCGCTCATCCATGTCCGCGACACTCCCCGGCACCCGAATCGAGTCAGACAGGTGGCGGTGAGAGTGCGTGTTCGTGGTCTGGACCCTGACGCCCAGGGCGCAGATTTCCATCAAGATCGCCGACAGACTGGTGCCGCCCTGATTGCACTCCCGCGCCTCACGGTACCGCCACCAGCGCCCCCACTGCTCCAGTTCATTCCTCGCCACCTTCAGCGTTGGTACCGATCTGGTGGTGCCCATGGCTTTCCTCCTTCACCTCGACCTGACCACCCAGGGCCTGAATGACAGCGATGACATTTCCGATGCTCATGGCGGCATTGCCGTCCTGCATGCGAATCAGACTGCTGCGGCTCACCCCAGTCAGGGCTTCGAGCTCCGAGATCGTCAGCCCGATGGCCGACCTCCGATCCTCGATCCACCTCCCGATCTCATCGCAGACGTCACGGCTGCTCATACCAGCTCGACCTCAATCCCGTAGATGTGCTCAACCAGCGCGCGCTTCAGTCGGCTCATGTCGGTGTCATGCCCCTTCACGTCGATGTAGCGTTTCCGCGCATCGGCGACGTCGATCCACTGGTAATCGAGGATCACCACCAGAGGCCGGCCCTGGTTGCCGTTTTTCTGCCGCACTGCGCGCACCGGGCGCCCATCGACGACGATCGGGAACTTGGGCTGTCGAACCAGATCAATGATCTCCCCGGCCCGCAGCCTGGGTTCCAGAACCTCCTTGAGATAGCGGTACTCCCGGCCGCTGTCGAACCTCGAGCCATCCACCGCAACCGGCTTGGCCCCGTACTTGCCGCGCCGCTTGGCCTTCCGGTGCTCAATGCCGAGCTGGGCCGCGGCTTGTTCCCGGGCCTTGGGTGGCAGCGCATCGAGGCTCCAGGGCTTCATCCCGATTCCTTCGGCTGGTGAGTCTCGCAATGCCGGTGATCCGAACGCCAGTTCCCCGCGGCGCCCGCCGGCGGCTGGCCGCCCCCGCACCGCGACAGGCTCGTCGTGATCGGGATCTCGTGGCGGCAGTCCATGCAGCGGACCCCAGCCTGCATGGGGTCGATGTGGACGTAGCCGGGCGGGCACCAATTCATGCCGCTTCCCGCATCCGCCCAAGCAATCCATTGACCTGCTCGAGCAACTGGCCCTGGCTGCCGTAGCGCGCCTCGAACTCCGCTGGCGACTGGTGATAGCCGATGAACCCATGGGTGCCGTCACCCTCTCTGTGGTGAAGCGGGCACAAGGGGATCGTGTGCGCATCGCTCGCCTTTTGACTGGCACCTGACCAGGGATGACCGCGCAAGTGGTGGATCTCGGGAGGAATGATCCCGAACGTCTCGTTCCTGCAGACGATGCAGCCCATGCGCGTCAGGGCATCGAACCGCACCTGCCGCTGTGCGGCTGTCAGGCTGGGGGCACTCGTGCGGCGCTTCCGCCGGCGGCGCTTCCGCAATGCCGACGCCCGACGAAGCGCTGTCTTCTGCTGCAGGCCTTTCACGCGCTGAAGGTGGGTTTGTCTCATGCGACCGCCCTCAAATACTCGGCGGATCGCCTATTGCGAGCTTGGGTTGTTGCGTCCGCCCAGCGACAATTCCCGGGCTCGTAGTTGCCATAGGGGTCGATTCGGTCGAGCGACTTGAGACGATTCGCCAACGTG